TGTAGTCAGCGGCGGGTGGTGCTGTTGGCGCTACAGGAAAAACATTAAATTCAGCAGCGGTCTCATTGCCAATTTGTTGTGGAAAACTTGTGCCTGGATTGGCAAGGCGCAAGTCCGCCAATGTGTATGGATAGTGTTTGACGGTGCCATCGTTATTTAGCTTGACGTAAAACATTAGAGTGCCTCCAGTTCAGAAAGTTGATCCGCAATTACATCACGGATGATAATTGCTTTGAGCTGTTCGGTTTTGTGCTCCTCCAGCAAGTTTGCAAGGCGATCTCGAAATGCAATCATGGCAGGATTGTCAGCGTATTCGGCATTGATTTTGGCAATGGCGCGATCGTAATTGTCAATATTTAGCTGATAACTCATCACCTCACTTTTGCGGGCCTCCAAAGCAGACTCAAGATTTTTGACTTTATTCATGGTTCTATGGGAAGAAAAGCCACGCTGTTGCCAGCGCCTGTGGGCTCGGTCGCTGGGTCGCTATATTTAACGCCAAACCCTGAAGCCCAAGGATAAACACTAACACGGGGAGAGTTAAAATGTATTACTGCAATGGCAGTGCCGTCTGGAGCAAAAGCCACGCCATTCCCATTACTAACAGGCAAGGTTGCGGGATCACTGTATTTAGTACCAAAACCAGATGACCATGGGTAGATACTGATGCGGGGAGCGGTGTCGTGTGCCACTGCAATGGCAGTGCCATCGGGGCTGAAAGCTACGCCTCGCCCTGTGTTTGCTGGCAAGGTTGCGGGATCACTGTATTTAGTACCAAAGCCAGATGACCAGGGATAGACGCTGAGGAATGGAGTGGTGTTATGCGCTACTGCTATGTCAGCACCATTGGGACTAAAAGCTACGCTGTTGCCAGTACCAGCAGGCAATGTTGAAGGATCGCTGTATTTAGTGCCAAAGCCTGATGACCAAGGATAAACGCTAATAAAAGGAGTGGTTACATGAGCTACTGCTATGTTGGCGCCATCAGGGCTAAAAGCTACGCTATTGCCATTGCCCGTTGGCACCGTTGCAGGATCGCTATATTTAGTGCCAAAACCAGATGACCATGGATAGACGCTGATGCGAGGAGAAGCGTTGTGAGCTACTGCAAGATTGGCACCATCAGGGCTAAAGGCTACGCCGCCGCCATTACCTGTAGGCAGTGTTGCAGGATCGCTGTATTTAGTGCCGAATCCAGAGGACCAAGGATAAGTGCTGATATAGGGGGAAGTATCGTGCGCTATTGCAATAGTGGTACCATCGGGGCTGAAGGCTACGCTATTGCCATTGCCCGCTGGCAGCGTTGCTGGATCCGAGTATTGGGTGCCAAAGCCTGATGACCATGGGTAGACACTAACGTAGGGAGATGTGTCATGAGCTACGGCAATATCGCCGCTATAACCAGCGCCAGCGCCAGCACCAGCAGCAGCTCTAAGCCCGTGCGGAACCCTCATGCCACATTACCCACTAAGGCTCCATACACTTGTGTGCTGACCTTCCAGAGTTGGATGACGGTGTATCCAGTTGTTGCCAGCGTTGGGGCGCTACCACCTGCCCAGATGACACCGCCACTACCCCATGTAGCATCAGTCCATGTGATGGCGTAAGCAGTACCATCGTCTACCATCAATGTCACGCTTTCGCCTGCCGCAAAGTTTGTCGCCTTGGGAGTGCGGCTAGCGCCAAGTGTGATAAGCTGCACGCTGCCATTGCCAGGATCCACTTCAAACGCAGCACCGTCAGTAATGGTGAATACGTCCTCAAGAATTGTACCAATAATAGCAGGGTCAGTGAGTGTTTTATTTGTCAATGTTTGACTATCGCTTGTGCCAACGACACTGCCGCTTGGAGCGGCCACAGTGGCAATTGTGCCGAGTCCCAAAGTCGTACGCTGCGCCGCCGCGTCTGCATCATCTAAGATTGCTCGTCCCGCAGCAGTACAAATAATTTCTTCAATGTCGCCCGCACCAGCCGTACTACGGCCTAGCAGCCTATCGGTTACAGAAACATTTTGAATTTTGGCATAAGTGACTGCATCATTATCAATTGTCCATGTGGCCCCCGCTGCGCTAACTGTAATGTCGCCTTTGTCACCATCTGGCACGCTCCCACTTGGAATGCCAGCTAACAAATTGCTGACAAGCACCTTTTTGTTTGGCGTTGAAACGTCACTTACGTCGCGAACTAATAGCTCGTCATCAGCAGCAATGCCACTACCAATGTCAACAAGCTGCGAAATTTTTGTCATAGCTCAAGCAGTTAGTGGCGTGCCGTCTTCAAGATCAATCGTAGTAAAATCTTCAAGCTGAAGAGATTGTAGGCGACTAGGATCATACACACCATCATAGCGCCACGCAAAGTATTCTTCTACTGTTCTCACTTCTTTATCGCTTAACACGCGATCAAACAATGCAATGGAATAGATGTCGCCATTAAGGAACCCTTGATTTCCTGGAGCTGCCCCCAGCAAAAATACATTTCCGCCAGTGTAGGTGAAACCAGTGCTCTTATAGTCAATCCTTATGCTGTTCTTCCTAATTTCCAGGCCATAGCTTGCACTAATGCGAATGGCGAAAGTAAAAGTGCCGTTATTTTCCGCAAGATTGCTAGCCATGTTTGTTTGCACAGCAGTTGTAAATACGCCTAAATCAAAGCGCCTTCCACCATCGTTCCATCGACAGCCAGTGTTGTTCAGCGTGCTAAAGATGTTGTAACTGGTATCAAGCACTCTTGCCTTGACAACAACAGTGGCTGCAGAAGGAAACAAATAGCCAAGATTTCCCATGGTGAGAGAATCATTACTCCCGTCAAAACGGACGGCGGGCTTGCCATTCATTACATTGGTGACATACAACGGGCGACTGGCGGCGGTTGTTTGCGCGGCTCCTGGCGTGTCTCCTACGCCCCGCCAAGAGCTAACACCATTGCTATCATCTAAAAGAAATGGACTCAACTCAGCGTCTAGCCAAGTGACGCAGCCAGAAATAGCAGTAGGCGGCGGAAGGTAAAGCCTGATACGTCTTGTCGTCCACGATGGCTGCTCCTGAGCTTTAATAAAGTCTTTATAGGGTTCGTAATAACTGTTCCATTCCTTAAGCTCGCCTGTATAGTTAAGGCCACTAGCTTGAACAGTAGTCGCCGTTACTGGACCAAGCTTATATTCTCCACCCGTCGAAAACAAGCCACTAGCAGTGGGGGAAAAATAAGAAACAGTAGAAGGACCAATAATTAAATTATCTTGAGTGGTATAAGGGCGATCATTGTTAACAATATCTGAAAAAATAGCGCCAGTAAAAGTTTCACCAAAACGTGACGCTACGGTGCCAATGCCAGATAGTTGAACAGTGGCATAGCCAGTGAGCGTAACAATTTGTTGCTCTAAGCTACTAGAAAGTCCAATAATTGCTTGATAATCACCTTCCTTCACGCCAGAATCAGACGTGCCAACGAGAAGCGATAAGTCTCGCCTGTCAATGCCAAGATTATCAAGGCAAACATTTTTGTCTAATGCTTCAGACAGGTTATTGGTAGCCCTAAAACCATATCGTTGAGCCATTAGTTTTGCCCCGCTTTCATAAAGAATACAAACTCGTCAGTCTCAAGAGGCACTGCATATTCAGGAGTGGCAATAGAGCCCGAAGACATGGCCTCCGTAAAGCGCCAATTCGCTTGTGGCTGCAGCTCTCTTAAAAGGATGCTGGTCGTGGCTGTGGAGCCAGTGAAGGGCGTGGTGGCAATGGAAAGGGCATTGGTTCCATTGATTTGTGTACTGACGCCACTAAGTGTGATGCCAGAGGAGAAGAAATAGTCACCAATTGTCGTTGGCGCAAGCTTTGGCATGGCTGCATCTTGCAGGGCCGTACCTGAAGCAGTGTTTTGAGTAGCAATGGTAATGCGAGGCTGCGCCGTGGCAGTAAGCCCTTTGAGAAAAATGAAATCGCGAGTGGAGGCTCTGCTTACGCCATTCAGCGCAAGAATGTCTTTGCCTTTGATAACAATTGTGCCTGATGGGGTGGTAACGCTCTCGCCAAGATTGTCCCAAGCTCTTTCTCTGTCAGCAACATCGCTTAAATTATTTGCAGCAACAAGTCCTGGCAGTGTCATTATTGCTCCTCCCAATTAAGCATGGCGCTTGCAATGCCACTTCCCGTGCGAGCTGTGGCCATAACAAACAAGCCCCCAGAATTAAACTGCGTGCCAGGCGCCCCTGTAATAAACATCTTATCAGGGCCAAACACATGGTCGAGAGAGAATTGTTTTGTCTCTCCGCTTCCAACAAAAACAGTGGTCACACGACCATCAATTGGCATCACCTTGCTTCCTTGACGATCAACTAGCACAGCCGATAACGGATCAGACAACGCATCTTCAAATTTATGGGCAATGTAACCAGCGCCGCCAGCAGCCGTTGAACTTTGTGAAACACCACTTGTCGTGAAAGTGGGAATAGCTTTTGTTGCGCCACTTCCAGCAGTTGTAATATTGTTGGTTTCAAAGATGGTCAAGTCGCTAATTGTTGCTCCGTCCATTAGCTCAGCAACAATAGCAATAGGCCATGGAGAGCCAGAAACACTCACTGAATTACCGCCAGCAGAAACAATGGAAGTGGTGCCAGTGGTTACGGTAAACGCAGTGTTTTCGTTACAACCAGGCGGAAGGCGCCCCTCTCCATCTGGCTGCCCATTGGAGCCAAATGCTAGTCGAGAATAGGCACTAGCAAACCACACCACTTCTTTTGTTTCATCATAAGTGCCACTTGCTTGTGGCCATAGTCCAAGTCTCCAATAGCCTGCATCATTTTTCCGTAGGATATTGCCGTTAATAATGCCACTGGGAATAGTCACGTCTCCCACTGCCCAAGCATCAAGCCTTGACAAACGAATGGACGTAGTGCCAGCAGGAATTGGCCTGTCCGTAGTAATGGTAGTGAGACCAGAGTTAATGGCTACAACATGCGTGTTATAAATGCCAGCGCCAGTCACCCTTACGCGCCTTCCAGACAAATAGCTAGTGGAGCCGCTCACTTCTGCACTGATGTCAGGAAAAGTGCCACTGGCGATAGAGAGTTGATTGTTGCCAGAGTCACTAACTGTAATTAAAGAGCTTTGTCCGCGAGAAATGCTTGTGCCAGCTCCGTAGCCATATTGCACGCCCCCACAACCATTGCTCCTAAAAATAATGTCAAAGCGAGCAGGCACTGAAGCATAGGCGGATAAACTTACGGGATAGACGGCCTTTTGATTTGGCACACCATTGATACTGCCTTTAATGTTTAGGCCAATCATGCTTCGCGAATTACTATCAATATTTTTGGGCGCTTCCAATGCAGCAGTGCCTAAAGTGACAGTGCCTTTGTCTCCGCCATCAATGTAAACACTGCTTCCATAGAGATAGATGAAAGTAGGCTTTGTTGCGCCTGCAACGCTATTGACGGAAGTAAAAAGACGCAGATATGCACTACGCAAACTAGGTTTTGTAAATTGATTTTCCGCAGAAATATAGTGAAGCTGCACCCACCTTGCTTCGCCATTGCCATCAGGAACGTAAGCCAAGAACTGAGCACCTACGGCTCCGTACCAACTAAATTCAATCTTGAACATTGTCACGCGAGACAAATCCAAGCCCCAGCCAGTAAGCCCTTGCCCCACTAGCAGCTTATCTCCATTCCAGTTTTCTCTTGCCACTTTCAATGTGCCAAGATCAGGCGAAGTGCGAACAATGTAAAGATCAGTGCCTTTTTCTAGCTGAAAGAAATAACCATCGCCGTAATCATTTTTGCATCCCCATTGAATAATTTCTCCGTCAGTATTAGTTTCGGTGGACATTCTCACGCCAAGCGTAAAGCCACTTACTCGCCCTGGCTGATAACGAAAAGCTCTCTTGCTCGTCCAATTAGCAGATGCAACGCCATCGGTGTAACCACCTGGGAAGCGCCCTGAATTGTCATCAAAAGAATAGGTGAAGCTAACTGGCGGTGGATAGGCTCGTGCTACAACTGCACTTTCTGACGGTGCATGAACTGCAATGCCTCCCCCATAGACAAGTCCATTTGAATCAAACCGATTTGTCCAGTCTACTGGATCATCACCATAATTGTACCCTGTGCTTGAAGACCATTCCTTGCTATTTACGCCATAGATATTAACAGTATCAAACAATGCAAGAGCAGTCTCAGAGCGTTGCACTCCAAGCAGGCTCGTCTCCACTTCGCTTTGCGGGCGATTAATTGGATTGACTAGAGCAGGACGATTTTCATCATTTGTAATAAGAATAGGCGTACAATTGCCAGCAGTGGCAAGCACTTGTGTTTCTAATGTTTTGCCAGTAAGAATGGCCTGCGTGTCAGCATCAATCAAACTAACGCCAGTGGCAAAATCAATTAGTTCACTTTCAACCGACACCACGCCTGCAGGCTCGGCATCTTCAGCAATTTGATACCTTTGCTCTAGATCATCCATTGCCAAGCCTCTTTAAAATCAAACTTGCTCTTCCCAAGTGAGGGAAGCGCTCATTCCAGTGGTGCCACTTGCTGCTTTTGCAAACACATAAAGTGTGTCTCCGTTAACGGCAGTCAATGGATAGGAAAGATAGTCTTTGTTATAGCCAAAATAAGGAGCCAAGTCAATATCTACGCCCCCTTCACCAACGAAAAATGTGGCAACTGTTGTTCCTCCACTGATTGTATTAATACTGGTGGAAGTGCTGTATTCAATGGGGCTAAGCGTATCAACAGAAGTGAACGATGGGGAAGGGGAAACAGCAGTGGGATTCTTAATAAGCAATACAGTGGCCCTTGAATCAGTGCCAATTCCCAGGCGAGTGGGATACACTTGCATGCGATTGCGAATGGAATTAATAGTGTTCTTTGTCCGCAAGGCAAGAAGCATTGTTCCGTTTGTATCTACAGTTCTATCTGTACTATTGCTTTGTGAACGAGCAGTAATTGTGCCTTCATCGCCACCATCAATGTAGTAGGAAGCACCATATTTATACACTGCATTCTCATTGCCACTTGTTGCCTTTTGAATAAGATAAGCAATGGGAAGAGTGGGGTTGGCAAGGCTTGGGCTAGTAAGTTGATTCGATGCACGAATGTGATGCATCCTCACCCAACGCGCTTCGCCTGCAGTAGTAGCATCAGGAACATAAGCAAGGAAATGGCCGCCAACGGCACCATACCAGCTATATTCCATCTTGAACATTGTCACCTTAGAAAGGTCAATGTCCCAAACGCTTCGGCGAGTGGCGATATTGTTGTTTTCGTCTACAACGGCAGTACTGTTGCCGTAGGTGACATTAGGCGATGATGCAGTGCCACTGATGCTCACTGTGAAGCTAGAACGACCAGGCGTGCGGTCTGAATAGTATTGCGTGCGATTTTCACCGTCCAAACGATCATGGCTAAAGAACTTACGCGGCACGCGATATTCATACGTGTAGCGGTAGTCATTAGGAACAGTAAAGAATGAAGCCACCACTGTGGCCGTTCCGTCAGACGAGGCATTGCCTCCAATGCTGTTGCCAGTATCTCTCAGGCTTAAATCAAACAAGGCAGCATGCACGTAGGTGAGGCCAGCGCGAACGATCACCAGATCGGTGCCAGCAGTGCCACGATCACCATCTGCTGCATTGGGAGTACGAATGCCCGCTTCGTCGCTTTCAAAGGCGCTGGAGCGCCTCACGCAAAGCAGATTGGTTTCCTTGTCGCTAATGCTAGTTTGTCCGCCTCCCTGCACTTCAATGTAGTAACCATCTTTCTTATCAAAAGCGCCAAACTTCTTAATATCAGTGCGATCAGTGGTAATATTGCTCCTCACGCCAAACGTGGCAGCACTCACTCGTCCTGGCTGATAACGGAAGAATCGCTTGCTGCTAAGGATTTGATAGTTATTAGTAGTAGAAGTGCCAAGAGCAATTTTTGCTGCGCTTTCAGCAGGAAGGTGAGTGGTTGTCCCCCCACCTTCACTTTGCCATTCATTAGGGTTTACGTCATATGTGGTCACATCAGCAAAAATGCCAAGTGCCACTTCAGCACGAGGAATACCAAGCAAGCTTAAGCTTACTTCAGTAATTTGCTGATTCTGTATTTCTACAGGCACAGCCTCTTGATCACTAGCAATAACAACAGGCAGACTATCTGCTGCTGCTTGTGGGCCAGGAGGAATTGGAGCAGTGCGTCCAATGGTTACAACTGCAACGCCTTCTTTCAATTCGTCTGCCATGATGCCCTAAGGGAAACAATTGGAGAGTGTGTTGCTAATGACTACATTGCCAGCAACGACAGTATCTTGTTTTAGTCTATAAACACTTCCGCCAATTGCGGCGTCTGTAATCCCAGAAAGACTAGCAATGGTAAAAGAATAAGGAGGTTGATAGGAAATATTGGTTAGTCCACTGTAAATTGTGCTGCCCGTACTGTCATAATTAATGCTTGATTGTGCTGTGCTTTTAAAAATGACACGCTCTGTTGAGCCAAGCGTATGATTGGTTTGTGAAACAAACACACCACTCGCAACACTTACCAAGTCGGCAAGTTCCTCTTGTGTTTCAATGCGAACGTCCCAAAACAAATTGGAAAGACTTTCTTGAGAAACACTTTGTGTGTAAACGCTAGGAAAGAAAGAACTGGAAACAGAAGCGGATTGATAAGCGTCCCACAGTGATGCTGTTTGAGCAGAAGACAGCCATAGCCTTACTCTGCCTGCAGTAAGAGGCTCTTGTTCTTCCGCATTGATGCTCAACACTTGCTCAAAAGTGCCAGAAGAAGTGCTTTTCCAAACAGAGGCACACACTTGCACTCCGTTCAAATCAAATGGCACGCCACTTGCATCTTGCAGCAACAAGCTAAGCCCTTCAAAATAATCCCTACGAAGTAGAACCAAATCCACTTGGGGAATAATGGAAGTAGCAAGAAAATTGCTCATACTGGCACTTCGCGGTAGGAAACAAACACCGAATAGTCAGTGGTGCCACTCACAACTGCATTAATCTTTTCTCCGCTTGCACTTTCAAACAAACCCAACGAATTCGAGAGAGTGATATTGCCGTTTGCTCCAAGATAAAAAGGAGGCGTAAGATCAGAACTAGCACCACTTTGTAGCTTTACTGTGCATCCAGACGATGCAGTGATTGCCATCGCAAGCACTCGCAGCTTTGTACTCGCCACTGCCGCCACTACATCAGCGCTAACAGTATTGGTAATTTGTGCGCTCTTCAGGCTGCTCGTGAAAGCATCATTCTGTACCACATAAGGATCGGCATCAGTTCCTGCTCCAGTGGATTTCACGTAGGCAGCATTGCCAATTGCATCGAGTCCGTAAAGATTGGCCATGTCAAAGAATCAAAAATAGATAGCGTTGGTTAGGAACAATTGTACCATCAGAAAAGCGCACGTCTTGGCTGGCAGTAAAATCAAAGACCAACGGACTCGCTAACACCACTGTGCTATAAGCATAGGGCGAGCGCCTACCATTAATGCCAATGGTAGTAATTCTAATTCTATATGATCCATTTGTGCTATAAACATCAGAAGGAAAGCGAATATAGCTCGTGGAAGTGGTGCCAATTCTTTTCCATTGATTCTCCAACACGTCTAAATAGTCCACTTCAAACGATGCAATGAAGGGATTGTTTTGTGGCGTGTTCCAGCAAATAGCTGGATTGATGACATTGAAAATGGAATAGGCGGAATATTGGGGATAGTCCCAACGCGCTTCGTTATATGACATTATGGCACCTCCAAGACAATAGAACCGCCAGCGATTGATGGAGCAACAGAAGGCCCGCCAATAGATGTGCGGGTGAGTCCTAAATTTGTGCCGCTATCAACCAAGGCAAACTTTGTCTCGTCGTACAATGCGCCAAGCACTGTCACCACTCCCTCGTCTTCATTGACGGAAACCACGCGATATTTCTTGATGCCATCACTATTTTCTTGCAACACCCATGGAGCGCCTGTGATTGGAGCGGAAGATAATGCAGAAGCAAGTGATAAAACACTAGTCTCGCCTGCGGAATTTGTGACAGCGCGAGTTTCAATGGTGCCATCAGCCAACATCACGCTTGCTTGATAGGACGCTCCAGAAGCGATGGTGAACGGGGCATCAATGGTGAGAGAGGAAGTAGTAGCCTCAATAATTCTTCCGCCATAACGCTTGCCTCCTTTCGCTGGATCTGCCACGCCAATAATTTCACCAGGCAAAACAAAGAAACCTTCAGTGGATGTCTTGAAAGTAACCACTTCAGTTTCTAGTTGATCACTCAATAAAGTCCAGCGGCCAATGCGTTGAGCTTGTCCTTGACTTGTCGTGCCAAAAGCCCTAATTTCCACTTCCTGATAACCATAGCGATCAATGCCTTCTCTATCCTCTACATATTCAGTTTTTGCTTTGTATTGATCACTGGGATCATTCCATGACACAAGAGCAACAGTCTTGCGAGCCTTGCGTGCTGTGCCTTCATAATTGAAGGGAGGCTCTGTGACATTGCCATTATCATCTACCTGCTGAATAACATTGGCGGGCGAGAAAATTTTGCTTACAGATTTTGGTTTATCTTGAATGGCAACAATTGTCCCCTCCGAGAAATACAACATCCCGCGAAATACTGCTGCCATTGCATTTAGTACGTCATAAGCTTGTCCCCTATCTGTAATGTACGCATTGAACGTTAGACGAGGCTCCAATCCTCCCTGGCCATTGGAAACAAGCTCATCACAGTATTGAGCAATGGGATAAAGAGAGAATTTATCCACTTGGCTTTCGGGAACAAATTCCCCTGCCCCATAGCGAGTGTTTGTTAACAAGTCATAAAACACCCAAGCTGGATTATTGCTCCAGGCAGTTTTAAATGTGCCGTTCCAAATGCCAGAGTAGCTGCGTGTCAATGGATTGTAATTATTGGGCACTTTAATTTTCACGCCAAGCATGTCGGCGGCAATTTGTGGCACGGAAGTAAAGTTTTCGGCGCCAATCTTCAAGCCAATCAATGCAGTGTTTGGATAGCGAAAAGATTGCGTATTGATGCCAACAATTGCTTTGAAATACAGGTCATCCGTAGTGCTAGTAGTAGTTGGATCTGGTGTTAAGCGAGTGACTGTCACCACCCATGGCCCATCGCCTTGCAAATTATATTCATATTCAAAATCTACTGGCCCTCTGCTTTTTCCTTGAATTGTTTTATTTTCATTGACAAAAGCGCTACCACCTGTTGGTCTAATTTGAATGTTGAACTGCACAGAGCTTCCTTTTACATCTCCGTTACTGGTGTCAATTCTAAATAAAGCGCCAATGCCCACTCTAATTCTTAATTTTGTCAGCAAATTGGTAGTGGTGGTCCTTACGACTTCACCAGCAGCGCTAGTTAATTTAACGCCAACAGACTGCTCCACCTTCACATCGTCAAACCCTGGCATTGGGTCTTGATTTTGCGTGCCAGTGCGATAGTCAATGACAAGCGAATC